TGCCCGGCCAGCCGCAGCATACTGCGGCTGCTCTCCGGCAGACCTGCAGCAAGGGTGGCCGCCAGACGCGGCGGCAGGCTGCGCCAGTCCAGAACGTGGTAATACTGCGCAAAATCGCAGATCAGCGCGTCCTCGTCCGATGCGATCAGTTCGGAGAGGATGCAGAGTTTTTTCCTGCGGAAAAGCTGCGGATCAACTCACCGATCGCTGCACCAAAGGCAGCCACCGGCACGCGGCCCTTGGCGTCACGCAGGTGGTCGTAGAGCTTCTTCTTGCCTTCCTTGCCAAGAAGGCGGTCCGCTACATAGAACAGCTTGGAACCGTCCGTGTCAATTTCCACGATGGCCTCCACCAGCTCCACGTCGTTCATGGCTTCATCGTCCAGCTCGATCTCAAAACCGGATTCCGTTTTTGCAATCATGCCTTTACCTCCTTATTGTCTGCGGTGCTCTCGGCGGCAGACTGGGTGGCAGCAGTGCCGCCCAGAATGTACTCGTAGTGGGTGTTGCCCTCGGTGTCCGGCACCGCGGTGATGGTGGTGTTGTAGCCCACCGCACCGTTGGAATAGACGATATCGCCCACGGCAGACACTGCCGCATCCGGGATTACGATGCGCTTGAGCGCGTTGTTCTTCATTACCATGTCCACGACCCAGCTGCAGTCCTGCTGTTCGTCGCTGTTGGCCTTGACCGTGATGCCGGTCTCCAGCGTGCCGGCAACGTTCTTATCGCCGTAGACAGACTTGAGCACCGCCGGGTTCAGGGCTTCCAGCAGGGTGTAGGCGAAGGTGTCCGGCTTTTCGGTCTGCTGGGTCAGCACGGTATCACCGCCCCATGCCGTGGTGTTCTCGCTGCTGGGAGAGTTCGAGTTGGTCAGGCCGTCACTGGAAATGTAGCCCAGCGATTCAAAGGCTTCGTTCAGTTTGGACTTTGCATCCGTGGGCAGCGGGGTGCCCAGAGGTGCGCGCCAGACGGCACCGCCCACCTTGGGCTTTGCGGCGCTTACATTTTTTGCATCCATAGAGATACTTCCTTTCGTCAGTAATGTGTAATAGAAAAGACGGCCTGATATCTTGGCCGTTTGCGGGTGGTATCCGGGAAATTGTACTCAGTGACAAGGTCGCAGGAGACGATTTCCGGCAGAGCGTCGGCGTCCAGCATGGCCTGCACCACAAAATGGCTCAGCTGGGCGGCAGAAAAGTCGCTGCTGCCGTAGGACTGCACCGCCAGCGTGGCCGTGTAAATGCCTTCGTCCGGGCTGTCACCGGTCTTTTCGAGGATACAAAAATTGCCGGAGGGCTTCTCCGGCATGGACATGTAGCAGGAAAAGGCATTTTCCCGCAGGTAGTTCAAGATGACTTCTTCGATCATTTCTTTCTCTGGTAGCTCCTCACTGTGATGACACGCCCATCTTTCAGGCGACGCTTGTGCTCATGCACTGTTGCGCCGCTGCGGCTGCCGGAGACGGCTTTCAACAGAGTGTTGTTGGCCGAGTTGTCGTCATAGGCCTTGCGGGAAGCGGTCTCCACAACAGCCACGGCGCGGGTGGGGGCCACATAGGATTCGTAGCCATCGCCGCAGCGGTCCTTCACGGTGTCGGCACGGTCTTTCAGCACCGCCTGCATTTCAGGGCAGCGCAGCAGCGCCCGGATGCCGGGGCTGTTCAGCTCGATCTTCACCTTACTCAAACTGCACCACCTGCACCTTCTTGTTCCATCGCAGCGGGATCATGCTCTCGATGCCCTGCACAACACCGCCGCAGGTGCGGAAGGTCTGACCGAAGAACTCCACCTTTGCGTCCGCCCAGTCGTGGGTGTCGCCCTTGGGGATGGCCAGTGTATAGGCCAGTCGCCGGCCGGTGAGCTGCAGTTCGGTGGTGATCTCCTCGGCAGAGGGTTCACCCACCAGCACATTGTGCACGGTGACAGGCGTTTCCTCATAAATGGGGTCGTGGAAGCGATCCTCGCCGGTCTGGGTCTTGGAATAGAGGGTGATGTCGATTCCTTTCAGCATAAGTCCTCCAGAGGGCTGCGGGCACCGATGCGGCTGCCGACGCCCAGCAGCTTCTTTTCCAGCTTGGAAAGGTACAGCTCGCCGGAAGAGCCGCCGCTCATGGTCCAGCTCTGGCTGTAACCCAGTGCCGTGGCCGTGCCTTGCGTGGAGCCTACGGGAAAGGATACGCCGCCCCCGCTGTCGCTCTCGCCCAGCTGACGGCGCACCATCCGGCAGGAGACCACCCGCTTGGCGTCTTCGCCTGCATCCGGGTTGTAGCTGTCGATGATCACAGCAGCTTCGCTTAGCAGGGCGGCACACTGTGTCTGTTCGTCTCGGGACAAGGCGCGAAAACCTGCTTCCACGTCCTGCACTTCAGCATAAAGCATGGCGGCACCTCACTTCGCTTTGGTCTTGCGGGCGGTTTTGGGCTTTTCAGCCGCAGCGGCTGCGGGAGGGTCCCGCGCCACCTGCTTATGGCCTGCGGCAGCATACTCTGCCGCACGTTCCTCAGCCACGTACATGACCGTGCCGGTCAGCTGATTGATGAACTTCACCATCAGCCCGCCGCCTTGGTCAGTTTGTTGAACACTGTGGTGTCGCAGCGGAAACCCACCTCGATCTCGGCACGCACGGCAAACATGTTCTGCTGGAACAGGTTAATGGTGGTCTCGCCATCCTGCAGCGTTGCCTGATCGGCAATGGCAATCTGCACGCCCTCCACAGTGCCGTACATGGCCTGCGTCCAGTCACCGGCAAAACCAACGACATCCGGCGTGCCGGAGAGGTAAGCGCCCTTGCTCTGCAGGGTGCGGGAGCCAAGGATCATGGGCACAGCGCCCTCGGCAACGTTGTTGATAAACAGCGGACGCTTGTTGCCGTCCACAGCATTCAGCAGCAGCGCCTTGCCCTTGGGGGACAGCACCCAGCCGTTCAGGATGCCGTTGTGCTCGGCAATGTCGGCGTCAGCGGCCACCAGACCGGCATAGGCGTCGGTGCCGATCTCCTGCGCGGTGCAGGTCTTCAGGGTGTCGAAGTTGTCACCGGGTGCAGTGACGCCGCCGAATACAGTGGCATCGAACTTCTGTGCCAGGGCCAGCGGCAGACGGCTCACCAGCTGCTTGTACAGTGCGGGCACATCGCGGCGGAACTGGTTGGAGAAGGGCACAATCACGGCCAGCGTGTAGGGCTGCATGATCTTGGTGTCCAGTGTGCCGCGCTTGACCGGCTTCTTTGCGGTCTCCGCCACCCATGCGGCTTCCGGGTCGCCGGTGATAACGGGAATGGTCACGCCCAGACCCGGCAGCTTGATCGGCTGGGCCAGAGACATGACAGCGGAGCTTTCCTGCGTTTTCTGCAGGATCTCGCTGGATACCTCGCCGGGCAGGGCAATAGAGGTGGTACGGTTGATATCAGTCGCCATAAAAATACTCCTTTGTTACTTGGTCACCTGCGCAAACCAGTCTGCAAACTGCTCGCTGGTAGAGCCGGTGGGGGTGTGATGCGGGTCTCCGCCATCCCTGACGTCAGGATACCCGGGCTGGGCATCGCCAAAGGCCCACGGGTTTGCCTTGGCGGCTTCGTCCAGCGCCTTGCCGATGTCGGTGCTGCGGTCGGCAGAGCCTTTCAGGGCATCCAGATCCAGCAAAGCACGCACTGCCTTGACGCTGCGGCCCTTCCTGCTCAGGATGGCAGTGTCCAGCGCGTTGTCAAAGGCAAAGCCCTCGGCCTGCGCCTTCATGTCGGCCTTCAGCTTGGTGACCTGTTCCTGCAGGCCTGCCACATCCACGCCTTCAAAGGCTTTCAGGCCGTCCTGCGCGGTCTTGAGCTGAGCGTTTGCGTTGTCCAGCTGGGTCTGCAGGGCCGTGGCGGCAGACTTCTCCCGGTTGATGTCTGCGCCGTTCTCCTGCATGATCCAGTTCAGCTGTTCATCGGTGATGCCGGGGATCTTGTTCTTTACGTCTTCACGCTTCATGGTGGAAACTCCTTTCGTGTGTGAAACCTCAGTTTTTTACACTGTTCTCTGTCAGTATTCGGTCGTGGGCGGGGTACGCGCCGCCCGCCGCATGGCGCCGTTTGCGGGAGTTGAACCCGCCACCCCCGGATTAAAAGTCCGGTGCTCTGCCAACATGAGCTAAAACGGCATGAAAAAACCACTATGAAGCCTTTTTCTGGGCACATAGTGGTTAAAATGGGGGATTTCCGTGAATGAAAGCTTACTTTTTGGGGTGCGGGTGTGGCGTGTATTTATCGTCCTGCGCCTGCTGCACGGCGGATGCAATCATGAAGAACAGCCGGGCACCGTTCAGCAGAACGATCTCAAGCAGCGCGAGGATCATCAGAGTGATAAGAACCGTAGTAACCATAGTGTACCTCCTGAAAAATGGGCAAAAGAAAACCACGGTGCGTGTGCATCGTGGTTCAATTACTGTTCCTGTTCCCAGGCCCAGTTTTTAAATTTATGATACGCTTTCAACGCTTCCTCTGGAACAGCAGAAAAGTCTTTTTCAAGAATCGCTGTACGGTAAGGATCAAACGTATCGACTAACTTTTGAATTTCCGGGGGATAACCCAATATGCACATGTTACGTTCGCCTCCTTAACGACATAAATTCCGCCTCGACTTCATCAAAGCGGTCGCCTAAATACATATCAGCAGCATATTTGCTGATTTCTCCTACATTATCGCGCGTAATGCCAAGTTTGTCAATGCGTTCCTTGCACTTTTTGCACAGAACATCGAGATACTCCCCGCGATTATCGCGGGTGATCGTCCAGCCGGATTGCCGGAAATCCTCTGCCTGCTTCATGTGCCACATTTCATGAGCTTCAACGGCACCAGCACCGCCGGATGCTTCCTGCACTGCCTTCTTGCCGATGCTTTCAGCGTAGTAAACGATATTCTCACAGGGGTCGTAAATGCCCAGTGCACCTCGCAATTCATCATCACTGACGATCACGATTTTAGGCTTGCGGTCAATGCTTACGCCCCAGTCGGTCAATGCGTGTTCTGTGTTCTGGTTGACCTCATGCAGCGCCTTGGGCTTGATAGACGCTTTATCTGAAACAAAAACCGGCGTTTTGTAAGATTCGACCTGCTTCACAGAGATTTCAACAGCTTCCGCTCTGCGGGTCAGTGTGATTTTACTTGCTGCACCCAGATCCTTACGGTATGCCTGCGCCGCATACGCCGCCCTCTTTTGTGCATTGATGCGCTCCCGGTTGGCGGCGTAATCAATGCGGCGCATTTTGTTGATGTCGCCGCCCGCCTCACGATACTGCCGGTAATACTTGTCCGGATCGTACCCGGCCACGGTGGTGCCGGAACGGAACCGCACCGCAAACTCACAGTCGCAGTTGGAGTGGATATGCTCCGCGTGGCCGCCCTTCAGCAGTTTCTGGCTGGCCTTCTGCCAGCCGTTGGACGCCAGTGTGATGCAAAAAGGGCAGGTATCACCATGGGGCACCCATGCCCATTCGGCACCGTCACGGATGGCGTTTTTCAGGGTGGTGTCCGCACCGGTACGCTTGACAAGGCGGCTGACGCCGTTTGGCAGGTTGGCGGGGTTCTGGTCCTTGGTAGCGCTCACCATGCGGGCCACCTCGCCATAGCTGGCGGTAGCGGCAGGCTCTGCGGCGGGCACATACACGCCCTGCGCCTCGGCCAGTGCTTCATACATCTGGCAGGCCAGCTCTGCGCTGCCTTCACTGTACTTGGTCACCAGCCCGTAGGCGTAGGCCACAAGGCCGTCCGTGTCGGCAGTGCCGTGGGCGTCTATGTAGTCCCGCATGAGCTGCCCGGCTTTCTGGTTCAGCCGGGACAGCCGGGTGATGTACTCATTCCACGTTTTTGTTGAGATCTGCATCTTCCATCTCCATCAGCAGTTTCTGCCCGCGCGCCCGCTGCTCCTGTGCCTTGATGCGCCGGATGTCCGCCTGGTCAAAGCCGATCATTTCCAGAAAGGTATCCGTTCCGGCAAACTCCTTCCGGGCAGATGCAATCTTGATGGCAGCATCCGCCGTCACGGCCACGCTAGGCATGGCGGGGTTTTTGAAGTGCGCCATGATACCGGTTTCTTCTTCGGTCAGGTCAGAAATCGCACAGTTCCGCGCCACGGCCTGTGCCATGCAGGCAATGGTGCGCAGTGCATCGCCGTTGCCGGTGTTCAGCTGCTGGGCCAGCAGCACCAGTGTCTGGCTCTGGGCAAGGATGGCATCGCTGCTGGTGGGGTTGGCATCATTCACCACGCCCACGTCGGTGACGGTCAGGCCAGTGGCCGCTGCAAACTGGGTGGCGGTCATCCGCATCTTTTCCACATGGGGCGTCAGACTGCCCTGCGCCAGCTGGCCGAACTCTGGGTTTTCGCCGGTCTCGGGGTTGGAGGTGGCCGCGATCAGAGCGCCCATGTAGGTTTTGAATTTGTTGGAAACAATGGCGTCATACTGCTCATCGGTCACACCGAGAACGTATTTCTGAGGGGTGGTGTCGAACTCCAGCGCAATGGCCGCGTTGGCGGCGGTGCGCACATAATCGTCGATCAGTGCCCGGATGGGGCGCTTCAGGCGGCTGCGGCCAAAGGGCTTGGAGTTGGTGGCGTTCCAGATCATGGGTTCCATCAGCGGACGGCCCATCTTGTGTGGGCAGCGCTGCGCCGTCCAGAAACTTCCGTTCGACCGCAGCACAACGACCGCGTCATCCGTATAGAAATTGACTACAGAAGGCCGCCATGTGCCCTCGAAGTGCTCATCCTTCACTGTGTCAACAATGGCAAGGCCGCAGTCGATGCGGCCCTTCTCGCCGCTCCAGAGGGCTGACGCCATGGCGGGGGAGTGAAATCGCACTCTGCAGCTGATGGATGCATCTGCGGACAGGGTGGCGAATACGCAGCCGTACTTCAGCTCGTCCCTGCAGGCTTTGGCATACTCGGCCACAAGGCGGTTGTCAGTTACCAACTTGGCAAGACTGTCCAGACTGCCGCCGCTGCCCACAAAGCCGTCGAACATGGAGCGTGCCGCCAGCACGTCCACGGCTTTCTGCCCCCAGCTGCAGCCCACCTCCAGATTGCGCAGCCCCTGCGGCAGGGCAATGCCAAGGTTCACATCGTTCAGGGTGATATGCCCCTCGTAATATTTGTCCTTGGCAGCATTGCGGCTCTGGTGGTAGTTGTAGGCCGCGGCGAGGTCAGAAAGCTGCTGCTGTTCTTCCTTTGTCAGGCCTGGCACACGGCCAAAATTCAAAATCTGCATGGTGCTCCTTTCAGCCGATCTTCATTTTGCGGGTAGGGTCGCGGCGGCTGGTCTTGGCACCCCAGAGCGCCAGCGCACAGGCTTCCACCGGCAGGCTGTTGTCTCCGCCAAAGCCGAAGCCGCCCGCGATGGGCCGCTTGACGGCGGTGATGGCGCTTTCATTCAGCACGGTCTGGGGCTTATACCATGTCAGGGTGCCTTCGCTGATGCCGTTGGTAAAGCCGCTGACGGCGGCGATCACGTCCTTTGCGGCGGGCCGGATCACCGAGTTCTTT